GTTTCTGTCGCCGCCACGGACGCTGCCTGTGACTGCGCAGCGAACGATGCCCGCATCCCTGCGGCAATGCGCTCAGCGGTTTCGGCGCTCTTGAGCTCGATTTTCGTACATTCTGCAATAATGCGCGCCGTCGTTTCTTCCGCCGACAGATTTGCCTTCATCGCCGCTCTTACGGCAGCGCTCTGCTGTCGCTGCGATTCGCGCTCTACGGCGGCAATTCGTTTGGCGATCTCGCGCTCATGCGCGGCGGTGACTTCCGTCTGTGCTGCCGTCTGCGCCGCCGCGCTCGTCATCGCCGCTTGCCGCGATCTAAGCCAAAATGCTTGTACTGTGCTGATTGCGCCGCTCGCCAGCTTGATGCCCTTGTAGGCGGCTACGAACTTGACGACGGCTGCCGTCACTTCACGGATTTCCGTCTTGTTCTGCGCGAGATATGTCGCCGATTCTGTCAAGCCCTCGATGATAACAGGAAAGACGCTCTCCGCTATGGGAGCGAGTGCCGACGTGAAGGCAAGCTGTACCTGCGTCGCCTCCATCTGCATGACCTTCATGTTCAACGCGAGTTCGTGCATTTCTTTCGCATCAAGCCCGATGCTCTTGACGCGCGCCGCCGTCTCGGCGGCTTCCGTGTACTGCTCCAACGTCTGCGCGAGGGCAAGCCCCCTCGTTCCAAGCGTCGTCATGAGAAATTCTTGCTGCACGCCCGCATCTTTCGCCAGCTTGTAGCCTTTGGCAAGGTTTTCCAGCTGCTCGTTGAGCGGCAGGATTTTCCCGCTCGCATCCGTCAGGCTCACGCCGAACAGGTTGAGCGTACTACGCGCCTTCTCGCCCGCCTCACTGTCAGAGAAAAGGGTCTTGTCAAGGCGCATGATCGCCGTGCTGAAGGAGTCCACGTCGCCGCCCGTGAGCTTCAATACGCGCGAGAGCTGCCCTGCTTCCGCCGTCGTCACGTTCAGACGGTTGGACAGCTTATATACGGCGTCTCCCGCCTGCACGGCTCCGTCTATTATGCTCGCCAGCCCGAAAGCTCCGGCGGCGGCAGTCGCCATGCTCTGAAACTTGCCGATCAGATTGCCCGTTTCCTTCGATATACCTGCCAAGGCGGCAGTGGCAGATTCCATTGGCTTTGTGCTCAGCGCCGTCTGCATGGCGCGCTGCGTTTCGTTCAGTTCCTTTTTCAGTTCGGACGAATCCGCGCCAATCTTGATTTTCAGCTCGCTGATGTTTGCCATCATTCCACCGCCTCATCCAGTTCAAATTCTTTTCGCAGGTATTCTTCGTCCTCTTTGCGGCGCTGTGCCTGCCGCATGGCTTCCTTCTCGCGCTCTTCGGGATAGAGCGGCGCAAGGATGTCGATGGTGGATACCGCCTTCGTGCACTGCACGCTCATAAGGCATGAGAGGAAATAGGCGCGCTTTTGGTCTTGGCGCTTCTCCTGTGCCTCGCGGCTTTCCAACATACAGTAAAATTCCCGCACCTGCAGGGCTTCGTAGGTTTCGGGCATCATGCCGAGGATGCCGTAGGCAACAGGCTCCGTCGCTTCCACCCACGCCGCCATGGAGGAAACTTCTACTTCTCTTTCGGCGGCACTTCCTCCGCTGCCGCTTCGTCGTTTTTTCCGCGCGTGAAGAGTCCCGTCGCAAAGATCGTCTGCAAGAGCGCCTGATTGATGTCGTCGAGCGTGCCGCCCGCCGCACAATGATTTTCAACGAGCTGAATGGCCGCTTCATCCTCTACGGGCGAAGGCAATGCCCAACGCAGGGCGGCAACGGTATACCGCAAGTCCATCGGGCGCAGGCTGCCGTGTCCCGTTTCTGCAATCACAGAAAACAGGGACTTGCCGATTTCCTGTTCCAACGCCATCATGTCGCGGATGGTCAGACAAAGCGCGAGCTGCTTACCGTCTGCTGTCTTGAATATGGTCTGCTTCTTCATTCGGTAAATCTCCCTTCATCGAAAACAAAAGCCATATGCGCAAGCGCCTGCGCATATAGCTTTTTCCTTCTTATCCTTTTCGGTCAGGGCGAGCCGCCCGGCGGCGTGACTGTGGCTTTCGTGACCTCGCTGATCGGGCCGTTGCCGTCAAGCGTGCCGGAGAGCGTCGCGGCGCCGTCATGCGGCACGTCCTTGCTAAACTCCGTGACAGCCGCCCATCCGCGCTGATAGGTCTTGTCCGGGTACTGCAGCTTGATGTCAACTGTCATACCTGCGCGGAAGGCGACTTCGAGCGCATCCACGCCCGCATCGTTGAGCATGACAAGCCCTGAGAGGTCAATGCTCCACGACTTCATTCCCGCGAGCTTCGAGCTCCATCCGTCCGTCGCCTTGTCCGATACGTCGATGGAATCCGCCTTCTCCGTCAGCTTGCTGTTGCGCTGCCCGCCGACGACCGTCCATGTGGGCGCGGCGAAGGTTCCCGTGTTGATCATGAGCAGGTAGTCCTTACCCACGGTCGCCGTCGAGATGTTTGGGTTGACGGGCAGATTCTCGGCTTTGATTGGCATTTTTTATCCCTCCATGTCTTGTATGATTACTTCGAGGCGCAACGTAGCGTCATAGCCTCTGATTTCCCTTGGGTTCGTCTGAACCTCTGTGATTTCCTGATCGCATACGGCGAATCCTGCCGTATGCATATCGAGTCGCGCCGCCGTGAGCACCGTCGCCACATCGTCGAGGATGCCGTTGATCTCGCTGCGGCTGTTCGCGCTGCTGTAGACTTCCAGCTCCATCTTCGCCCGGTAAAGCGCCGTGTCCTTCGCGCCCGAAAGCGACATACGGATCTCACCAAAGGCGATGAGCGGCAGCTTCGCCGTTTCTCCGACGTGTTCATGCAACGGCGTCGTCTGACACGCCGTGAGCAGGTCACGGACGGCTTTCTGCAGTGCCTGCAACGGCAGACGCTTCTTTCTCATGGTTTAACCGCCTCCTCAAGCGCCTTGACAATCTTCGGCTCCGTTTCATCGAGCGCGGGCTTCATGAACGGTCTTCCTTTGCGTGCGGGAATCAGGGCGTATCGAGCAAATACACCTTTGAATTTCAGCACTTTTTTCTTCCTTGGTTCTACAAACGACGGCTTAACGCCTTTTTCCAATAGAATGGAGTGCGGTGCTTTCGATTTGACGAATCCGCGATTGTTCTTCTCGTCGTATTCCATGACGAGGCGCCTCACAATGCCGCCTGTTGCGATTGGTGCCTTACTCTTCGCCGCCCGTATGGTGTCTTTTGTTCCCGTGCGTATCGCCGCCTTCATGCGACGCTGCGCCCCATCTTCATACTTGCCGACATCGCCCACGGCTTTCTTGATGGCATCCGTCAGATCGCTCTTAATGTAGAAGCCCTTTGTTCTTGCCATTACATCTGTACCTCGCTTGTCGTCAGGATGAGCTCGCCCGGTTTCGTGTCGTCGATATGTTCCACAGAGAACTCCCGCGCCCCTTCCCTGACGCGCCAGCCTTTGGCGATTTCCACGGGGCGCAGTCGGATTCCCTGCGTCACCTCGACCGCCGCCGCGTCACCGAAAAGGGTACGGCTGACGAAGCCAGGTTTCAAGAACTCCGCCCAGACCTCGCGCGTCGGGGTGTAGCTCGTATCGCAGCCGTTGATTTCATCCAAGGGATTTTCCGGCCGTAGGAGCGTGACGCGGTGGCGCATTTTGGCTATATGAATCACGGTGGTTCACCTCCTGCGGGAACATAGTGTTGGAGCTGTGCGATCATCGAGCGAATGAAATACGGGAACATCTGCGCCTTTTCGTCCGTCCCGTCCCGATGCGTATACATCTCGGCGATGACCGCAAGGCGCAGAATGTCCGCCGATTCGTCGAAGTCCCCGTATTTGCAGTATGCTGCAAAATTGTCAATCGCATTCGTGAGATACGATTCCGCACCTCTCATGCACTGCTTGATGAGGTCATCTTCAACGTCAAGGTCAACGCGCAGGTACGTCTTGACCTGCTCGAGCGTCACCGCCATGACGCACCTCCTTCATTACGTCGTTGTCACCTGCGCCAGCTTCACGGCGTCTGTATCGTCGGCAACGACGCCGAAGCGCTCCACGCAGCGCAAGGCGGTCGCGTACTTGTCGAAGAGGAAGTCCGTCGACACGGCGATTTCCACGCCCGCACGCTCGAAGAACGCCACATAGTCGGCGATGCTGCCGACGTAGAACGGCACCTTCTTTGTTTCCGTCGGAAGCGTGCCGTTCGAGACGACGACGATCTGCTTGCCACGGAAGCGGTAGGTGTCGGGCGCGGCGACATCCGGCACGAGAAGCGGGCGTTTCTGTGCATCCTCCAGCTCGGAAAGCCACTGGAAGCCGTCCTGGTTCGTGAGGATTCGCGCGTTCGCATAGTAGGACGGATCGAGGCTGACGTTCAGGATTTTCATAAATCCCTTAGCGTCCGTCACCGCCGTCGGCGTGAGCTTCTTGAGGAGCTTTAGAATCTCATCATTTTCGGTATTGACCGCCTTGCGCGCGAAACGCTGGCCGATGATCGCCGTGAGGTTCACGTCGGCATCGTCAAGGAGCTGATTCGACACGGGAATGATGTCGCCATAGTCCTTGATCTCGTACTTGAGCTGTCCGAAGTCGAAGTCCGACTGCTTGATGCTGTTCAGCTCCTCGAACGCCGTGAGCTTGCCAGTCTCATCGCCGAGCGTCGGCATCTTGCCCGAGATGCTGTTGGCGTGCTGGACATGCGTGAAGTCCCTGAGCGCCGTGTACGCCTTCCTGTACTCGCGAATCTGGCGCATCTGCTCTTCGGGCACGAGATAGCCGCCCTTGCCCGGCGTCCCCTCAACCATACCGGGCGAGCCGATCTGATTCGCAAATTCGCGTTCCTGCGCGTCAAGTGTGCGTCCCAGAACGAGCTTGTTAAAAACACGGTTGCGCATGACCGCATCACTCACGGTCGCCGTCGCGATGGGCGCTGCCCCTCCTGCAAAGCCCGTCCGCTGCGCCTCTTCCATCGCAAGCGCCGCCTCGTACTGATGAACGGCGTTCGTCAGCTCCTTGGCGCGCTTTGCCGCATCCTCATAGCGTTCCTCCTGCTGCAGGTTCTCGACCTCACGGCGCAGCTCGTCCACCATCTTCTTGAGTTCGTCCGACTTCTTCATGTTAAATCATCGCTCCTTTCGCGAGTGCAAGGGCAATCTCTGCCCGCGTTTTGTCCTCCTGCGCCGCATTTGCGCAGCGCGCTTCCTCATCATTCTGCATATGTGCGGCGGGCGGCGGCGGTGTACTATCCGCCTTTGCGGCGAGTCGCACATCGGTGGGAACATCCCGCATGAGTTTTGTGCTTCCGACACACGCCGCCATCCGTTCGGATTCCAGTACCTCGACATGAAAGAACGCGGCCGCCTGCTCACCCGTCAGCCACGTTTCCTCATTCACCATTTGATGAATGTCCTCATCGGTCACATCCTCATGCGCCGCACTACGGTATGTCGCCTCAAGTCCTTTCTGTATCGTGTCCAGAACATCTGCGCCCCTGCGCAGGTCATCCGCATTGCCGCCGATATAGCCGGAAGGCTTGTGAATCATCAGGTAGGCGTTCGCGGGAATCTTCCGCACATCGGCGGAAAAGAATACCTGCGTTGCAATGGAGCAGCACCAGCCGTCGACAATCGCCGTCGTACGGCCGTCATGACGCGCAATCATATTCGCCATCGCGACACCTGCGGGAACGCTCCCGCCATCCGAATTGATGTAGATGGTCAGGTCTTTCCCGCGCAGGGCGTCGAGCTGCTGCCGGATTTTATCAGGCCATTGATAGCCTGTGCTGTTTTCATAAAACTCCTCAATCAACCCGCCCGTATCATCGTCTATGATGCTGCCCGACAGATAAAGCTCTGCGCTTCTATCGGTCTCGTTGCGTATCTCAATCATTCTTGTCACCTCCTTTGCCGGCGTATGCCTTGCCGATGTCTTCGAGCTTCACATACGAGCCGTTCACCATATGCACATCACCGCCCGCGCACGGCGGACTGTCGAGCTTGGCGCGTGCCTCGTTCGGACTGTAGATTGCTGACTGTACCATTTTTTGTAGAATGTCTGCCTGCTGCGACGGGTCACCGCGCAGAATCACCCATACATTGAACTTGAAGCCCTTCCCCGCCATCTGCTCAGTTTCTGTGAGGAGCTTGCGGTTCATCTCCTGTTCATAGAGTGAGACATTATAGAGCAGGGTATTCACGTAGAACTGGAGATTCTGCATGGCACTGTTGTTGTAGCTGGACTTCGTGTAGTCGTTCAGATGATCGGGGTTGACACCAAACGCAGCCGCGACCTGCAGCGCGGAATAGCGTTTCAGTTCGTAAAACTGCGAATCTGTGAGTTTTAGGTCAAGCGTCTGGATGTCCGCCCCAATGGGCAGTGTGATGAGCCGCCGCGAATTGTCACGTGCCTGTTCGTCAAGGCGTTTGAGCATCGCGTCCTGCCCCGGCTTTTTCAGATCTCCAACATATTTCACAACCGCATTCGCCGTGAGTCCTTTGCGGTAGAGGTCGCTCAAAAACTTCTGCGAGGCTTTGTTTCCCGCCATATTCTCGGCGAGTATCTGCCGCACGGACTTTCCGACAAGCCCCGTATCATCCGTAACCCACGCCTTCAGGTGAAGCATATCATCGGGCGAAATCCAGTATTCCTTTCCCGTTTGGTTGTCGGCGTATCGGTAGAAATAGCGGCGGTCAGTGTAGGTGTCCGTATTGTTCACCCACACCTGCACGCGCTGCGGATGCAGGATATGCAGATTTTTGAGGCGGGCACGGTCACGTTCAATCAGCACATAGGCGTTCCCGTAGTGGTTGCGGTGATATTCAAGCGTTGTGAAAAATTGGAGCGGCGTCATGATGCTGTTCGGCTGCACACTGAGAAGGCGTGCCGTCTCGTGCCCCGTAACGCGCTCTTTATTGCTGTCCATGAGGTAGACGGGCATTTTCCCGATGGATTCGCCAAGCGTTTTGAGACAGGTAAAATAGGTGATCTCCGAGAGGTCGGGACCATCCCCCGTACTGCCTCCGCGAAAGAAAAAATCGTGCATATCCGCAAGCGTCACACTGCCCTCTGCCTCATTGCGAAAAAGCCGCTTGACATTGTCCATGATTTTCAACTCTTTTCTTCACCTCCTCCTGCTGTTACTTCCAACCAGATAGACAGTGCCTCCTCCGCGTCCACAACGGCATTGTTGTGTCCGTGAAAATACACCGCCCATGCGTCCATGACCGCATCACACGGGTCAATCCGATTCGTCTGCGTCATCTTGTCAATCTTGATCTCACCGAACGAGTTCGGCGCGGATATGACGGCATTCACCATACTCCATGTGAGCAGTGCGTTTTGACAGTCATAGCGCACCTTACCCGCCTTCACGGACAACTGAAAATCCTTCGTTGCGTCGTTCAGTGCACGCGCGGACTGTTTGACCTCGGTGAGGTCACAGGGAAGAACCGCCTCTAGATCGGATAGGAATGCGCTCGCATTGTGACTGTCGTAGCCACAACCGATAATCTCGATCTCATACGCCTCGATGATGCGCACAAGGTCGGCGATGATGTATTTGTAATCTGTCTTGACACCATAGATACCACTCGTGAGCGTGAGCAGTCCCGCATCTTTCCATACACCATAGGGAGCGTCATCCGTTCGGATATGTTCGGCAAGACGCAGCTCCGGCAGATAACTGTGCGACCATAGATAAACTTCCTCATCTTCACCTGGGAAGAGCAGTGCGATACTGGTGAGATCACCGCCGCTTGAAAGGTCGATGCCGAGATAGCACGAACGCCCGCGCATATCCGCAAGCGTCTCATCCGACGCGCACGCACGCCACGCCGCAAGATCAAGAAGTCCGCCGCCCGTGTACTCCACCCAACGATTCAGTGTTTTGGTCTGGAAGTTCACAAGGTCGTTCCCCTGCTTCTCGCGTGCGTCGATTGCCTTCTCCGCCATACGGGCAATCATCTCATCATTGAGCGTATCATCGGGATTCCATAGGTTCAGCGGATTCGCCTTTGCCCAGTTCTTCGGCTCCCATATATCATCATCCTCATCCATCTCCGTGATGAAGATAAAGAGTGAATCCTTGCGGACGTTTCCCGACAAGATCTTTTTGCAGAATTGATACTGCTCATAGCACGGTGCGTTCAAGTTAAATCCCGCCGTTGTTATGACAAGCGTGAGCGCATTGTCCACAGCAATCTGACCATCAAGCATGAGCTTATACATCTGGTCGGTTGGGTGTGCGTGATATTCGTCCACAACTGCCAGAATAGAACGAAAGCCATCAGCAGACTTTGTATCTCTGCCAATGGCTTCTATGGTCGTATTCGTGACAAGGGAGCGTATTGTATGGTCATACTCACGCACCTTGTACAGTTCTGCGAGATCAGGGTCGGAGGATATAAATTTAGCGACCTCCTCCCATACTATATTCGCCTGTTTTTGTTTCGTCGCCGTGCAGTAGATGCGCCCGTGCTGATAGCCCGCAAACGTTGCAAAGTCATTGCACATCTCCCCGGCGAGAAACGACTTCCCGTTTTGCCGTGCGAGTTGAATATAGCCCTCACGGAAGCGGCGCAGGGCTGATCTTTTCCTGCGCCAGCCAAACAAACTCCCGATGATGAAGTTCTGAAATCCGCGCGTTGTCAGGCGTGCCGTCGTCCGTCCTTCGCCGATGGTGAGTTGATTGGCGAGGTCGATGTGATATTCCGCCGCCTTCACATCAAAGATATAGGGAAAATCCTTATCCGCCATATCGTCAAGGTGGCGTTTGCACGCCTGATACTCCGTCCGACCGCATATCTTTTTCCCGTCGACAATCCGCCGCGCATACGCCGTTGTCCTGTCAGTCACTGCCCGTCCCCGTGTATGGGCGGGGAACGTCGCCTCTTTTTCTCCATATCGCATCCTCCTACAGAAATTTCAAGAATTTGTTTTTCGGCTTATCATCCGTTGCCGTCGGCACAATGAGCTTCAGACGGTCGGTCGCCGCAAGTCCCAGCTTCGTCGAACATCGATGAATCTGCGTCGCCGCGTCGTTTGCAATCTTGATGTACAGAGACGGGAACTCGCCGTCCTCCGTCATCACAGTCAACCCCTCCTTTTGCAGCGCGGCACTTGCTTTCGTATAGCGGTCATAGTTGTCTGCATAGATGGCAAGGAACGCACGATCGATGTTATCCAAGAGGTCAATTTTCCCTGCCTCGCGGACGATACGCATATACTCTTCTGCCGCCTCAGGCGAAAGCCATTCCGGCACATCCGCCTCAAGTTGGAGGAGGTCGACCTTGATTTTCGATTCCTGTATCTTTCGGTTCAGTTGCTTCTCTTTGCCAATTTTCCCTTTGAAAACTCCAACAGCCTTACGCGGTCGTCCCGCCATCGCTGTCCCTCCTCTCTTATTGTTCTATATTATTTCAATCGTCCCTAAAAATTTCATTTCTGGCATTTTCCCAAGAAAAAAGACCGGTCGCGGTTTTATATTTCCCGCTCAAAACTTTTTTACCCCTCCCCCGCCCCGTCTCTTTTCGCGCGAATCTCCCTGAGTTTTTCCTGCATTTCCCATTTGACGCGTGAACTTTTGTCATAGGCATCGTGTATTTTTTTGTGCGTAGCCGCCGACACGAAAATAAGATTCCCCATGTCCAGCTTGCGCACGGGATTCTCACCAATTGGTTCGATGTGGTGAACGATCGCACCAGGGACGAGGCGCCCCGTCTCGGCAAAGACAACCTCATCCGCATACTGCGCACGCCGCCGTGCTGCCTCGGCAGTTCTTTGCCATGCTTTCCCGTGGTAGAACGCGGCTTTGTTCTTGTCTCGCCGCTCACGATCATAGGTGCGATGCCGTTGTGTTTGACATGGACAACTCCGCCCCTGTACCACCGTCCGCCCACAAATATCACAGATTCGATTCAGCATAATATCCCCCACGAAATAGTTTGTCTTCCCAAAAGAAATATTTCAAAAACATGTTGACTTTTATACGCATAATGCGTATAATATAATCATAAGGAGGGAACACGATGAGATTCAAGGAACTTGAACGCATCATCAAGAAGGACGGTTGGTATCTCGACAGCTCCAACGGCTCGCATATGCACTACAAGCATAGAGAGAAGAAAGGGAAAGTCACGATACCTAACCATCCCGGCGACCTCGACCCGAAAACTGTCAAATCTGTCTTGCGGATGACGGGCTTAAAATAAAGCCCGTCTCCGAAAGGAGGCTTTTATATGAACCTCGTATATCCCGCCGTATTTTATCCTTGTGAAGTGAACCCCGGCTTTACCGTCGTTGTCCCCGATTTGCCTGGCTGTATCAGCGAAGGGGATAGCCTTACGAATGCGATTGCCATGGGCGAAGATGCCGCCTCGGGGTGGATTCTCGGCGAACTTGAGGACGGCAACGAAGTCCCGCCCGCAAGCAACATCAAGGACATTCACCCTGACCCCGAAATTGGCGAGGGATTCGTTTCCCTGCTCTCGCTCGACATGGACGCATACGCCGCAAAGTACGGCAGCAAATCCGTTCGTAAGAATCTCACAATTCCCGCATGGCTCAACACCTTCGCCGAAGCAGAACAGCTCAACATTTCCAAAGTCCTACAGGACGCGCTTACCGCTCTTTACGAGAAAAAAACAGCTCTTGCATAAGACGCATTACCCGCCACACGGCGGGTTTTTCATATCGTCCACACATCCGCCTCCTCTGCAACAAAAAAGGGCACTGCCGCAGCTGTGCCCTCCGAGAATCCGCCTCAGCATCCTCTCTTTTCTCAGTTTATACTATAGCACAGATCAAAGGGGGCTTTCGGGGGTCAATTTCTGAAATTCGGTGAGTGCCCTGCCATGCAGTCGTTTGATCCAGCGATAATCAAAGCAAAGACCCACCGCAATCTCCTCGAATGATCGCCCCTGCAGATATCGCCGTTTCAGCACCGCGCGATAGCGTCCGTCCTTTAGTTTGTCAATGCGTTCCTCTGCCTCTTTACGCAGCGCGATCAGCTCATCCCATTTTGCATTAACGTGCTCTGCGTATCTCTCCAGCGTTGCAATCGCATCCGAGAGATCTCCGATCTTGCCGCCGCTGACCCGATCGCCATCGTACGCAATCCCCTTCAGATGCAGGATATCCGCTTTCGCCTGCTCGTATTCCTGCTCAAGACGGTTCAGCTCCAATGCCGCATCACGCACCCGCCACAGATATTCCTTTGCCGTCATTGATACCTCCGACCTTATAAACCCGCTGCGTTTTTGATGGATTCTGCTGCATTTATGCAGCACCATCATACGCAACCATACGCAGGAGACTGACAAGTTGCTGCACATAGCCGTCAAGACAGTGCTTTTCCTCCTCGTACTGCTCCCAGTTCAGCCAGCCCGTCGCATTATCGCCGGTGATAATTGGCTGTAGCACATAGCCCCATCGGTAGTCTCGTACGAGTCTTGTGCCGCCGCCTCGCATGTAATAGAGCCGCGCATAAAACTCTTTGTCGATCTCACGCGCCTTGCTGAGCAGGATAATCCAGATCTCCGAGTCCGCCGGCGAAATATCTGCGGATGGATCCACACACGCATAGTCCGTCGTCTGCTGCTCCTCACGTTCGAGCATCGCATAGGCACGCTGCTCAATGCGTTCGATCATGGACATATACGGACTTGTGTCTGACATTTTCGGCTGCGCCTGTGCTTTTGGCTTCACATGTTCGAAATAGCCCATAAAATCACCTCCAAGCTTGTAGGGGTTCCCTAAAAATAAGTGGGTTCCCTACTCCGGACCCTTGAATTTTAGCATTTAAGGGAACCGCACTTTCCTTAGAGCCACAAGGGTTTAGGGGCAAAGGTTCCCAAAGTTCCCGCGGATTTTGACATATATATATAAACTTTTTATACCCCCCTATACCCTATATATCATGGTAAGGGTGGTTACATAGTATATATATAATATGAGGGAACTAAGGGAACTCTCTTATATATATGACCTAACCCCTTGAAATTACTGGATTTTTTCGGTTCCCACGGCGGTTCCCGCAAAGTTCCCATAGTTCCCGTAAACCTATAGCGGCTGTTCAACGGTTTGCGGAATTTGTATCACATGGATCTTTGCACCTCCATAACTGACTCGCTTTGTGAATCGGCGTTTGCCCTTTTCCGGTGTCGAACAGATCAGCCCGCCTTCAACAAACTCCTTGAGAAACTTATTCGACGAAAAGCCCGCATCATCGAGTGCCGCACGCAGATACATCGGGTACACATTGACATATCCACTGCGGATGAAGCCGTATTCCGGTGAGAGCTTGGCGCGCGACTCATAGCCGATATCGTTGCTGAAATGCTGCCAATTGCTGACAAGCCACGCTTCCACAAAGTCCCACGCACGCCGTGTATCGGAGATTTCACGCTTTGTTGGTTGCTCTCCCAGGATAATAACTGCCATATCGTATGTGTCCTGCTGCGCCGCCTCGGGCGACTCGCCGAACAGCCACATACTCGCCAGCATATCCGCGATGGCGACCGTCGCCACGTTGTCGATATGCGGCTCGAAATGATCGGGACACTCCACGCGCAGGCGATTGATAAGTGCCTGCCGCGCCGCCAGAATCTCCGCGTACTCTGTCCCTGCATCCTGGAGGAGACGCTCGATGAACGCCCTGCCCGCCGTCCCGTGCTGCTCCTCGTCGATGGTATAGACCAGCTTCGCCGTTTCCTCCGGCAGCACCGGATAGGTGTTCAGCTCAATAAGACGTGTCTTGACGCCTTGAATGCTCGACTCCTTCGAAAGCGGTTCTTCCCCCGACGCCATTGCGATCGTGCGCCACGTCGCCGTCTTTCGGATGCCGGACTTACTCGCACGCACCTTACCGTGCCCACCCTCGAGCATATAGACGAGACTCTCCAATGCTTCCTGCTTATTGTTCCCCATCATGACCTGCCGCTCATTGATGACGAGCGGGAAGTCATTGCTATACTCAGCAGCGCGTTCAAGCCCGTTCGTCGTCCCATAGAACGACTTCATCAGCCGTGTCGGATTGCCCCAGACCGTGAGCGCAAAACGCTGCGCCGCCGTCTTGCCGCCGCCCGACGTACCCCAGAAATAAATCATAAAATTGCGGTTCTTGCAGATGTGCAATAGTGGCGTCGCGAACGATGCCGCAAGGACAAAGCGCGCAAAAGTGTGTTTGCGTATCTCCTGCGCCGCCTCCTGCCACTCTTCGAGTGTTCCACGCTGCGTAAACGCAGCGGAGAGCTCGCCGTCGTCATCCATGTCGACGCGGTACTTGCTCGATGATGGGATCACAAACTCACTCAGCCCGTACGGCCGCCAGCCGATCTTGGAGACGGCATGAACGAGCGGAATATTCGGATTCGCCGCCTCAAGGGCTTGGAGATATTTCACCAGATACTTTGCCGACTCACTCGATGTATTCAGCCCGCATCTGTGAGCGCAATGATGCCGCGTGCAGAAAAAATCTCCGACCGCTTGCAGACCGTATGCACCCAATGATCGTAGTAGCGGAAGGAAAGCTGCACCTTCTCTTTCTGTGTATCGACGTTGTACTGCTTCTCGGAGATGATAACGGGCGTTCCTGCAGCGAGCCGCTGCACCTGCCCCACCTCCGTCATGCGCACCTCATGGATGCCATCTGCGCCATAGGAGAAATTCGCGGGGATTGCAAGATCGAGCGGCGTGTCCGACACAAAGGTGCGCGTGGTGATATCGCCAAGCCTTTGCCCTGCCTCGAGTGCGCCGCCCTCGACCACCGAAAGCCCCGCCTGCGATGCCTGCGCACGTTTTACCTCGCGCTGCAGATCGTTCAGATTGACATTCCCCTTGCATCGCTCCTTGAAGCGTGCGTATTCCAGACCGTTTTCCTTCTTTACAAGCGCAAGCGCGCCGATCGTCTCCTCATTCAGCGTATTCTCTGCATTCGGCAGCGCGATTTGGCGGAGCTTTGCGATGGCCTGCGGCACCTTGCCGAGCGACCAGGCACAGGGCGACTTGACGCCGGGACAGTCCACGCATCCCTTAAACCCGAGATCTGTTTGAATGTGCGTGCAGGTCTGCGGCGTGCATTCGTTCAGATAATGCGCGAGCTTTTTGCGCGTATTATCTGCATTGAACTTCGCGCCGAGCCATTCCTTGACGAGCGGCAGAAGGATCTCCTCGCCGCCGACACCGCGCATGAGATTCGTACAAGCGGCTTTCCAAACCGGTTCGGGCAGTGATTGATAATGCTGTGTAAAGTGTTGAAGAAACGTGCAGTTCTCTATCATCAGCCGGGCATCGCCGTCTGTTGGCCGCCGCTCAAACGTCGCCGTACGCTCCGTTTTGCAGGTGGCCTCCACGGGCGGCAGCACATCGAAATCCTCGGCGTTGTAACGCAATCCTTCGGAGTACTCCGCGACCACGCAGGGCACCGCTCCGCCGCCCTTATAGTTCAGCGTCCCAGGGACGCGCAGGACACGGCAGAGATCGGGGGTACTGTCCACATGCCAGCCCTTTGCCTCCGCACAAGCGCGTACAGCCCCCTGAAGTCGTCGGAGCAGATCCTGTGCCGTACTCTGCTCCGCATCGGTGCGCGTATCGAGGAGTTCGCGAAATCCATAGTAGGCATGAATCCCATGCCCGCTGTCCACAACGATCGACGGGTCAAACATCTCCGGCAGGAGCGCACGCGCCGCCGCATAGTCCGGCGGCAGGGACTTCGCTGCATGAGCGTCACCTGCGATGTCGATATCCACCCAGAGCGCAGGGATGGCGACAATATCCGTACTCTTTGCCCGCTCATGCGCCCGAAACAGCCGCTCAGACAGCCCAACGGAGAAATACACATCCTTGCCTGTATCCCCTGTCTTTCGTGCCGCCTGTGCCATCTCAGCATGCGCAGCGGCGGCGAACACTTGCGTCCGCTTATCCGGCATCGTCCAGAGATAGGTATGCCCCTGTGCATCCTCCGGATAGAGTGCACGGAAAAATTCTATCGTGTCAATGACACTCACCTCGTTTCAGCCGATCGGATTCATAGGTGGCGCAGCAGCTTGATTGCCTCATCAGGAGAGCGTGCCACGCCGCCGACCGCACCCGCAGCACGGAGGAACGCGAGCATCTTTTCCTGCGCACGGCT